AATTCAATTCTCTACCAGATTCGTTACCATCCGCAGAAGTATCGAAGTCAACAAAACCATCATTTACTACGTCGTAAATAATTTCTTTCATTGTTCTTTTTTGCGGTAAAGCTGCTCTGTTATAACCTATAACTTTTCCTTTTGCAATGTTCAATTCTTTAAGAATTTGATACATACAAATATCAAAAGCTGAATCAAAATTCTCTACAATTTGCTGTAATGATACTCTTATTCCGTCTACCGTATTAAATAAGTATCCAACATAAGACATATCAACTACCCTATTAGGGTTATCAACTCTTCTAGGCTGAAATTTTTTACGTCCTAAGTCAACACTTATAATACCGCCAATTCTAACAGCCTCTCTAATATCTTCTGCCCATTTAGTTTCTATTGCTAGTAACTTGCCTTTTTCTACAAGCTTATCGTAATATTCTCTATTGTTCTCATACTCGGCAGCGTCCATTTGAATTGTGTAGTATTCAGAACTTGGATCTAACTCTAATTGTTTTTGTGTTTTTGGAGATAGCTTATAATAAGTCGGAACATAAGAAATCCATTCTATATGCACTACGTCCATACATAAGTCACCGTTTATCTGATATGTTGTTGCTCTTCTTGTACCTGCATTTTGGTTACCGGTATTCTCAAGACCTTTCAACATTTCTTTTTGTTCTTTTGTCAAATCGTATTTCCTTAATATTTCGGAAATAGTCATTCTGTATCTTGCTCCTTTTAATGGCGCTCTTTCAATAAAGTCGTCACCTTCTATTTCGTCAAAAATAGCATCACGAGGGTCAATCTTAATGTAATTAACGTTACCTTCTAAATCAATATCAATCTTACCATAACACATTGATGTAATTTCAAGGTCAAGAAAATTCTTAGAAAGCTTATTCTTCATGTCTAATTCAGAGATACCGTTTTCCAATATCAATTGCATAACGTGCTCATTCTTATCCTTGAAAGTCATTTGGTTCCATACCTCATCTGGATCGCCCTCCGGTAATTCCATTCCTTCCAATACATCAACCCCAACTTCTTTTAACTTAGATAATTCTTTACGAGCAATTAATGCTCCGCGAACTAAATCAGCCTCGTCAAGTTTCTTAGTCTTAGCATCTGAATTTATTGTGGTAACTGTTGGTTTAAGCGCTTGATTAAGGTATTCACCTTTAAGTAATTCTAACTTGTTTCTGCCTAATCGGTATGATATAAATTTAGATTTATTTTCTCTTCCATACGTTTTACCTATGAATCGTAAAGCGTCAGCATTTTTAATACCATTATAAGTATTATACAATCTACTCATTATTGAATAGATATTGTTTCTTCTGTTAAGGATAGTTTCTGCGTAGTTTAAGTGAAGTTTCACCCATGCTAACGTCTTATCCTTGTCTGGAATATCCTGTTTTGGAAAGATCATTATAATTAAATTTCGTTATTTAACCTATTTACCCCGTTGGTAAATTTTGCCTAAAAATACAAATAATAATGATTTTTTCTCATTGTTATTTATTAACATATTTATTTTTTATGGTTTGCATTATTCATATTGTAATAAAAACAATCATTGTTGTCTGCTATCCACCTATCCGAAACGGCTTCAACGGAAAATAACTCATTGTCAACTTTTATGTTTTTTACATCAACAGGAAATTTATTCGTTATCCAATTAGAATCTTTCCAAAATATTCTATTGTTTGGTTGGCAAAGTAAATAGCCATCGTCCGAAATTAAAATATGACCGCACTTGTAATCAGACGGCTCATTAGAATAAGCGTTATCATACCAATCAATAGTCATTAAATATTTTGCCCATACTTTTGATTTGTCTTTTAGTACAATTTCACATCTTTTTTCAGACAAATATTCATATTTAGTTACAGTAACATTCTCCGAAAAACAATCCCATAATTGTTTAAAGTGAAATGGTATATCTTTTTTAGGTTTCTCTATAAATATTTCTGATAAAGGAACTCTTGACCTTAACATACCATAATCAGTCATAACATGAAATGTTAATATTTTTCCTGTAACTGATTGAATACCAAAAGCATAAGCGTTATGATATTTATTGTTGTCTTTTTTATTTTTAGTAAAATGAGATAACCTTACATAGCATTTAAAAGACTGAATGTTTTCATTTAATATAGCCATAATTATTTACCGAATAAATCGTGATCTTGTTCTATCGTTTTTAATTTTGGAGAATTAAAACTAAAATCATCGTTTAACAAATACTTATTTAGTTTATCTTTTTCTGCTTCGTCACGCGGATTTAAAGCGTTTGACATATCTTGCATCAACGCAATACCTAACGTATCTGCTAAGTCATTATCGGAATCATTAGTGTATTCATCGTATGCCTTTAATTCGTCTATCAATGTTGGAAACACTATCTTTTCTCCGTGATCTAATATGTAACTTTGCATAACAGAAACCATTGCAGGTCTTGACCATTTATTCAAAGATACACCATATTCGTGCAATTGCTCACTATTTACTGATTCAAATTTCTTCGGTCTGCGAGCCAAATACCTTGTCCCCCCATTGCTTTTGAAATATTCAATAACCATTGGCTTCGCTACGTCCACCAGTACAGAAGATGTTAAATTGTAATAAATAGCAACTTTTAAACACATCTCATAAAACTTTTCTTTTCTGTCAGGTCTATTTCTTACAACACAAACAGGCTTCATTTTTGGTTGGTTAGGTAATTTATGGTCACGTATCATTACTAGCATAGCTCCCAAAGACTTAGACGTTTTAGATTGGTCTTGATCATAACTATCTATTCCTGCTGAATAAAGATTATTTACAGTTGTAATAGGGTGCCCGTCAATTGAAATTAATACGCAGTCTTTTTCCAAATCAGTATCTTTCGCAGGAACAGCTTCAACCTTAAAAGGAACTACTCTTTCTCCTTTGTCATTTTTTACAAATTCTAATTTGTATTTAGCGTACTTTTTAGGATTTGACGACAAATCAAAACCTACTTTATTGAGTAATTCAATATCAAACTTGTTACTTGACACTCTTTTGAATACTTCTTCTATTGTCAATGGATTGTTTTGACATTCCTCAATCCAGCCTTCTATATCTCCTGTATCTAATAAATGTTGTCTTACTTTTTTAATATTTTCTTCGGCAGCTTCTTCGTCCTCAACACCTAACATCTCGTAAGGTTGATACTTCAACTTTAAATTAGGAACCTCTTCTACATTCTCACCTAAGTCATTAGTAGCTCCTGCAAAGAATGGATGGTAAAACCTTGTTCCCTTAATAAAGAATCTATACATATTGTAAGATTCGTAATTGTGCCACATTTCCTCAAAGTCTTCTCCTGCCGAACTTTTGTTACCTCCTGTTGCCCAAGTCCAAAAGTTACCTTTCTGAACTGAACCATACATCAAACAAGCTTTAGTAGCATTATAAAAAGCTTTCAGTTTTTTAAACTCTACACCTTCTTCTGCAACTACATCGTTCAAGAACAATCCCTTAAATAAGTTAGCGTTTTGAAACATGGTAGCTACGTGTATCTTGTTAAAGGTACCTTCTTCACGTTTGCCGTTCTCATCAATAACATCGTAACATGATATTATTTCGTCCGTGCCTTTGCTCCTTAGTCTAAATTCAGGAACCAATATGTTATCGTGAACAGCCCACTTTTTCATAAACTCTTCGGTATATGTAGAAAGTCCTGCTGCTACACCTGCATTGTAACCGGGTATAAAACGATAACCATAATCAATAACCATGTTATTAAAAGCCTCCGATAAACCTCCTCTACGTTTCTTCGGTCCTATAAAGTTTAATCCGTTCTTTTTGCAGTGCTCAATAGCGTAAGCTAATTCTAAATGTAAGTCACAAATATCTGCGTTACGCGGTCCTAATACGGTATCAAATATCTTAAAGTTAGCATAGTAGTAATACCTGCCCGGTATAAACATTCCTCCCGTTTGATAGCCATGTATAATGTAATAAAGTTGTTCTTCCCAAAACTTTTCCCAATCAGGAGTTCCTATTACATTCTTATTGTACTTGCTATCTGCGTATTTAGGAATACCATTCTTAGCAATTGGATTCGGACAAAATCCTTTCCCTTTTTTATAGGGGCTCTTAGGTAAACTCATTTTTTCTTTTTCCTTAATAACGACATATATCTTTCTCTATTCCTTTGAAACTTCTCTAAAAACGATAAATTACCTCCGCCTACAACTTTACCTTCCTTAGCCACTTCGTCATAAACTTCGGTTTCTAAGTCCCTAATAGATTCTCTGATAGCGTTTATAGATTTAATAATCCTTGCAATTTCTTTTTCATCAGAAGCCAATACCATTTCGTCTTGCAATTGGTCTATCTTTGATTGATAGGTTCGCGCTAATTCTACTTTGGGATTGTATTGTAAACTGATATAGGCTTCCGCAGCTTGCTTTATTTTGTCTTTATCAAAGATATTCTTATCATCGTTTCCGTAAGCGTGAATCAACGCTTTTCTTCGTCTGTCAGCGTCAGTAAATTGTCTGTAAGGTGATTTATAGTCATAAGCTAATATAATAGCCAATGTTTCTTTTTCGTCCAATACAGTCAATTCAGGACATAACTTAACAGCGTCCGGGTGCAATAATGCTACGTTCTTTTCGTCTAAATAAAAAAGCATATTATTGTAATCTTATAGTGTCGCTAACATCTACTTTATTTTCATTCAATAATGAATCGTATTTTCTTGACCAATAGGAATCTTTTTCGTGATGTTTACTGTATTCTTTTACATACATACAGAACATAAATAAAAATCCTACCGCCAATAATAAAAATAATCCATTATAAAACTTGATTGTTTCTTTACAGTTTTCCATTTGTTAATTGTTTTTTTCTTATTCTTAAAATGTGCTCAACCTCTGGCTTCAAATACATAACAGGCATATATACATGATTCATGTAGTTATCAGGCGGAATAAATCTAATTCCTAACTTCCTGCATTGCTTACCTGTTAATTGTTCAAACATATACGCGTAAATACTTAACTGCAAAGAGTATTTAACAAAGTTACAATCCTCCAAATAATCAAATGGAGGATTTAATCTTGTTCCGTACTTATTGAAAGTTTCTATTCCATTACGCATATTCGTCTTATAGTCCTCTACATCAAACTTACTTCCCTTTGTTTTGCTAATCATACATATCATATCACTCGTCCCGGCAATTCTCGTTTCGTCGTGATACAAAGTCAATTCATCGTAAACTTGATAGTAGTCCTTATAATAAGAACATACATCAATTATCATATCCCTCAAATCTTCGTCTTCAGGTAATATAATGGCTGTCTTTTTATACCTTTCTAAAGCGTTATGTATTCTTGTTCCGTGATCAGTAGATTTAGTTGCTATATCTTTCCATTCTTGCAGAACTTCCGCCTGACTGACACCTCTCTTTTTAGCAACCATAGCTGATACCTTTTCGGAATCAAACTTAGTTCCCAAGCCACCCAACAGTTTACTGACACTTGTATATTCATCGCCCGTAACCAAGTTGTAATACTTGTGCTCTATCGGTTCTAATTGTACTTTTGGTTCAAATAACTTCATCAGAAAGCAGGGGCTTTAAATGCAGTAGGAGTTACTGGTATAATCAATGGCTCATTGTTTGTTTCTGTTTCGGGAACCACAACTTCGTTATTGCTATCCAACACAACAGGCTCAACTATCTCCAATTGAACATTCTCAATCTGAACATTAACATCGTCAATTTCCAATTCGTCGTTAATCAATACAACAGCTCCCATCTTCTCCAATATCTCCGTACATTTATCTCTCTTCTCCTTATTACTCATATCCTTGAACTCCTTAATAAGTACATCGTCATTCTTTAACTTAGCAAATTTCTTTAAGAACTCTGCCTCATCCAATTTCTTCTTTCCTGCCATGTACTCATGAGTTTCCTCAACTACCGTATTAATTACCTTCAAAACAGTTTCAAAGTGTTCGTAACCATCAGCAGCCTCAACATCAGGAGTAGATACTTTAATGAACTTGTCGCCCAATGTTCTCATCTCCCCAGAAATCTTAAACGATGTAGTCCCATTAACAACAATCTCCGTTATCTTAGTTTCCTCAATAAGATAATCCTTGTGCATAACAGAAATCGTTTCGTTATAATATCCACACAACTCCAACAGGAAATTCCTCAAGTCATTAATAGAGTTCTCCAATCCCGTGTGTATAGGATGCCTCCTCTTTTCGATATGCTCATTGTTCCATATCAAATTGTCCTTCTCTTGCGGATACATATAAGTAACCTCCAAGCCCTTCAAGCCATCATCCTTTAGCCTGATCTTCGTGATCTGTTTTGTCGTCTTTATCATTTGTTTTTGTTTTAGTTTCTTCGCAAAATAATTTTTCTTTCTCCGCCCTTTCCCTATCCGCGCGTATCTTCTTCTTTATTGATTCAGCTTCTATCCACCATTGGATTCTCTCAATGTCCATATCACAAATATATTCTTTTATTTTTAATTATACAAAATTACAAAATAAATTTTTAATAATCAAATAAATTATTTTTTTATTATTTGTATTTTATTACAAATTATTTGTTATATTTGCAGAAACTAAAAACTAACTATCATGGAAACATTTGAAACTTATGCCCCATTATTCGCAGGATTTTATGGAACAATTTACGAATACAATAACGAAGATTTTGATATTGAATCGTACAACGAAGAAAACAATACCAATCTTAATTATGACGATTTTGAATGGGATTATTCTGATTACAGAGAAAGAATAGCAAAAAGATTTGTCAGCGAAATAGAATCAGAACTTAATATGTATTTTCCAATAAAAATAACATATCAAAATATTCAATCTCCAAAATATTATAACTTCACCAACGATTCAATAAACATATCCGTAGAAGTTGACTTGAATAAATTAATAGATTTAATTAAAGAAAATAATAACGAAGCTGAAAAGTATTTTTTAGACAATTATACTTCGCGGGACGGATTTACCTCATTCCATTCTAATGATATAAATGATTGGATAAATATAAAATATATACTTGAAGACGATAAACATAGAGTAGGAGCAATAATAGACTGCTTATCTTCTATATTTATAAACATAGAAGATATTAATAGTTACGTTATTGAGGAAACATACATAAACTTTAAATGTAAAAATAAACTATCATGAAAAGATGTTTTACCTGCAAGCGCAAAAAACCTTTATTTCTGTTCAAGAAAAACAGAATGAAGTACCAGCTAAAATCAGACCTGAATCGCTGCGTAGAATGTAGGCTATGCACCACCAAAAGATTCATAAACCAACACGGCAAAATAGCCAAATTCGACTTCAACATCAAAAAATTCCAAATAACAAAACAAAATGTATCACTAATAAATATCATAAAACAATATATTAACTAATCAATGGAACAAACATTCATAGTAGGAAACATACCCTACAAAATAGTCGGCGAAGATGTTTACCGCCTCCCATACGAAAGAAACCACAGATGCTTCAACCTAAAAAAACTATCACCAAACTACCAACTTAGATATACACTAAACGGTAAAGTATACTCAATGCAACAAATAAAAGAAATATTCCTTAAATCAAAATAGTAATACCGTCTATATGAATACTTGAGGCAGGCTTTTTTTATTTATGATATACACAAATCCATTTTTTTGTTATATGCGTCAATGTTTGGGGGATGCTATATACCCCTTTAAAATTTTACGGGGGTGGCTCTGCCTTACTGGGGGGCTTATATTTTTACTGACTACCTGCCAGCCGTTTTAATAGCTTACTAAATTTGTAACTGATCTAATAAAATAGGATTGAAAAATAAATTTTTTACAGTACAGTAAAGAAATTATTTTTTTATCTGTGCTATAAATAAAAATAAAATAAAAATAGTTTGATGCTAATATATATTTATATATGATAATCAAACTGTATTGATATAAATTTATTACTGACTACTTATTTAGATTTAGTCTAATTAAAAATAAGACTATGTTTGCCGGTTTGCTGTGCCTTATTTA